TTATCAATACCACCATCAATAACCACGTAGTAATTAGGTCCTAACTCTACTCTACTAACAAGTTCAGCACCCTTTACCATAACACCAGGTTTATTGACTCCTCTATAAACGTTTCCCATCTTCTGAAAGATTAAATCATTGACAGGATTCTGTACTAAGATAACATCACCTTTAGGAACTATGACAATATCTTTTGATCTATATGGTTTCTCCTCATGACTATATCTTTGCTCACAATGAAAAGAAAACTCACCAGTTCTCTGATGAGATAAAAATATATGGGCGAACGATGTAGGGTTTGAAGATGCTTGTGCCCAGTTGTCATACTCACCCTCAAACCATTCTATAAATTCCACTAGAATATAAACGTAACAATAAAAGCATAACCTATCAGGAGAGCACACATACCACTCAGTACCTTATAGTATTTCTTTATAGGTGTACCGAAGTATTGTTGACCAATCATCAAACATTTATGTGCTGGTGATAGTAAGTAACCTGAGTATTCGGTTGCTAAGAACCATACCAGATACTGTTGACCAAATATTAACACTAATGCAGAAGTCATACCTGCATACTTACCTGATGATCCCATAATATATGCTGCTATCATACCAACAATAGTTACAGGTATGATCATTTCTGGTGTTGCTGACTTAAGATATACCATAACAGGTTCTTTTATCATACCAACTACACCACCTAGTGCTAAAACTATTGTAGATATAATTGCAAACTGTTTATTAATATACCTACCCCATCTCCAATCTTTACATAACCATGCATAGTAACAACACATAGCAGCAAACCAAGGGAAAAATAATATAGCACCTGCCTTACCTACACATAACAAGAACCATATTGTTGCTATGAAAGGTGCCCAACCTCTTAATGCACTTCTCCAGTTAAACTCTCTAACACTACCAAGAGATGGAACAACACTATAAGGATCTACTCTAGTAAAAATAAACCACCATGTATATCCAAGACATATAAGGAGAGGTATGAATGTATAACTTAACATCTCTCTATAAGTTATACCCAATGCTGCCATGGGAAGAATGATTGTCTTCTCTAATGGTGACCACCAATAGTAATGGTGTGTTGATAAGTAATCTATAATTCCATAGTTACTTCTATCTCTTTTAGTAGGTGGTGCAATAGCATCCAGTAGTGGTGCTGACAATGCAACTCTACCTGGTATAGGTAGTACTCCACCAAAAATAGAAGTAACAATAATCATCAAACGATTATCTTTTATATACTTCTTCGCTAAAGAATAAACATCATCGAGAACTCTATACTCTCTGATATATCCTCCAAGAATCATAATACCAAAGATGTAACCCATGTAGAGTTCTTTCTCTGCTATTGATTCAAGAATTTTGATCATGATAAATTAAATGAAATAATAGTCCGAGGTTCATCGGATGTATTTATAGGTGCTTCATGTAGTATGAATGAAGGGAACATGAAGAGGTCACCTTCTTTGACTTTAGGATCAAATATGGGTGGAACTACATCCATAGGTGCAGGATATGGTCTGTAAAATGTAGTTGCTCTATGAACCTCAGGATTAAACTGAGCGTAGAACACTGCTGACCATCCTTCCATACCATGGTCATGTGGTGTGTGGAAGTCACCCTTGTAGGTTGTCTGCCACCATAATCTGTTGACTCTTTCTACTCCCATATCTTTTGTGAGAGGAGCAATGTAACCATGAATTAAATTTAAGAACTCAATGTGTTCATTGTAATCAAACTCATCCCAGTAACTAGTAATAACAGAATCGTCAGTGTTCTTAGGTACTTTCTCTGGATTCTTTACCTTAAGATTAGAAAGGACAGATCGTTTATGATCTGCCCATTTGTCTATATGAATGAAATAATATGGAACTTTAAACATAGAATGTACATTACGGATAAATCATATACTCAAGTAAATCAACTTCTACTCGATCTAAGATAACATTATAATCATCTTCTGGGTCTTGATATAATTGAAGACCTCGATCTTCATAGAATCTGGTTAATTTCTGATACAGTTTGGGATATTCGATATCAAGTGATACGTTTCCTTCTACAGCATCATTGAGTTTGGCAAGTTCATCTTTGAACTTTGAATAAAACTTTGTACTAGACATAGTTGTATCGTAACAGATAGAGTTTACTACAAGTTAACAGGTTTGTCAACCGTCCATTTCTTTTAGACGGTCTTCAAGATACTTTATCAACTCTTCCCTCCACATCATTAACTCTTCGTAGCACCCTTGATTATAGGCACATCCACGCAACTTTGTATCTGGTTTGTGGAGAGATTCTAGCAAGATGATTAATCCATCTCGACGTTTATCATGAGGTTTGTACATCCTGTTCTTGTTATTTATTGAATGTTACGATAGATACTGAAAGTAATCCTTTCGGTAATACCGACCTAATATATTTGAATTATAGTATGCAGGTGCACCATCTGTCAAGCTTTCAGTTAATACATTATTAGTAAATAGCAAGCGTGTCTCTTCATAGTTTGTCTTACCTAGGGTGGTATGTAAACTTAGAATCTCTCTACGAAAATGTTCTTTACCTAGTTTCTTTATATCTTCTTTCAACTCTGGACATGAACCGTAATATTTCTTCCAATCAGATTCTTGTTTTGATTTTCTTTTATGTCCTTTCTTCTTTCTAAAACTCCAGAAATATTTCCGTCCGATATACTTTTTAGATGTTGCACTGTTTGTTATACAATACACAAATCCATAGTAACCATTGATATGTTCTTCATTAAAGATCTCATCTTGATACCACCATGGATTGTCGTACATAATAACACTATCACTATGGTTATTTAGCTCGTACTACTCCACCTGTCTTGGTTTCAAGTAATTGAACTGCAATCTCATCACGAATTTGTTGTGTTAATGCTTCTTGATAATCTTTATCTAATTTATCTTTTACTCCTGTGAACTCTACCCAACCAAGGAGACCCCACCAAAATATTGCAGTAGCACCACCAATGATGCCAAGTATAGGAACAACTTTCTTCATGTTTTTAAATCATATGTAATAATTATTTTCTTCCACGTCATACCAGATTTCTCATCTATGCATGTGGATCTTTCTAACTCTCCACCTAGTTTACGTGTAAGAGTCATTATTTCAGAGATGATATCATCATCACTATTGTCAGGTGTAATTACGACTTTCATTCTCTATATGCCATACGAAGTATATAGTAGATGTATAATGATACCACTACTACCAGTATGAATACCATCCATACCACACCCCATACTACCATTATACTTTCTCATGTGGAGGTTCCCATATCCTCCCTTCCATAGTTTTGTTTCTTATTATTATTCTATTGTTCTCATAGTCAGCATTGAACTCTAAGATGTCTTCGTGACCCCAACACATCTCACCATAGAGTGCATTAAGTTTTGACATGTCTTGCCATAAATCGTTTGGTACATTATCCATGTCTCTTAAAGAACTCCTTTAATGTAGTTTGATATCCACGACCAACAGGAGGTTCTTTAATCCCCTTCATCTTCTTGTAGTCGTTGTGCATCGCTCCAAGTAACCATGCCTGTGCTAGTTGATGAGGTCCCTCTTTCAACAATTGGATTTGAAATTTCGAGAGACCAGCCTTCATCTCCAAATATTCCTTTCTCCACGATGTGTGGGGTGCATTGAGTGTCATGTTCCTCCCATTGTTTAAGAAGATTGTCTGCCTGTCGGTCAACATCTTTCATAGTATTATATATTTTAGCATCAATCCATTTCTTTTTCAAATAGTCAATAAACCCTAACAATAAAAATGAGATGGGGAAGCGTTGCTTCTTCGCCCATCTCTCTGCTTTAGCGTACCAAGGATCTACTCCTTTTCCAAATTGTTTCTCGAACTTAATCATAAGGGTATGGTAGGTTCTTTTTATCTAGTTCAAGTTTTAGTTGTCTTTCACATTCAAACTCAATTTGAAACACTGCATCTTGGAGATACTTTTCAAACTCATTGTCCTCAAAGAGATCATGTAGATGTGCTACATGCTCAAGTGCAAACATCATTTTAGTTTGCTTATTCATTGCCATCGTTTTCTCCTTTTGAGTTGTTCAATTTTATCTTCTAGTGTACGAAGATCAATAGGTGGATAGAATCTCTCCACCTTATTTGTATCCCATGATAATAAAGGAATAGAATGTCGGTATGGGAATGCCATTTAACCTCCAACTAATTTATCATAATCATCAGCAGCATCTAGAATTGCTTTCTTACATTCCTCTAGATCCCACTCTATCTCAGAGTTTGAATCCTGAGAAGGTGTCTTTTTTAACGTCTTGTTTGATTCCTCCGACGACATAACTTTCTACCTCTGTCTCTTGTGGTGCAACCTGTAAACCTTTGGATGATATCCAATGGGCAGTCCATGGTAATGGATTGTTCTTAGCAGGTACATCATATATTGGTTTGATACCTATCGCTTTCATACGACGGTTAGCAATCCATTCAACGTAGTTGTGTAGTAGTTTCTCATTCAAACCTATCATGGTTCCTTCTTTGAACAGATAGTTTGCCCATGCTTTCTCTTCATCTACACACTTCTTAAACATCTCAATTACGTTTGCTTCTTCTTCTCTAGCAATTTCTGCAAACTCTGGGTCATCTCCGTCACGGAATTTATTAAGGATGTTCTGCGTGATGACAAGATGTTGGTTTTCGTCTCTGGCGATGAGAGAGATAATTTTAGCGGATCCCTCCATAAGTTTGAGTTCGCCAAATGCAAACGAGCAAGCGAACGAGACATAAAATCTAATACCTTCGAGGATGTTGACATTGGCGACTGCACGATAAAGTAAACGTTTAAGATGCTTCATTTCATAAGAAGCAAGGAAAGTACCTTTACGGTCTTCTTTCCATAGGTTACCTGTATCCCATTCATGTGCAGCATTTATAAAGTTATCGTAAGATTCTGTAACACTTGCTGCCCTTTGTAATATATTAGGATCAGTTAAGATAGTATCAAAAACTTCTCCTACATCAGGGTATACATTTTTAATTATGTATGTGTAAGATCTCGAATGTATCATTTCCATGAACGACCAACACTCCATACATGCTTCCAACTCAGGAAGTGAACAGTAAGGAATGAATGCCATACCAGGTGCTCTACCTTGTACAGAGTCAAGCATGATCTGATACTTCAAGTTAGAAGTAAAGATGTGCTTTTGTTCTGGTCTTAGATCTTTGAAGTCACCAAAATCTTTCTGTAGAGATACCTCCTCAGGTCTCCAGAAATATCCTAACTGTGTCTTTGTAAGACGTTCAAATATAGGATACTTATATTCGTCATATCTTTGTACTCCTAAAGGTTTACCAAAGAACATAGGTTGTTTCTTGGTGTCATGGGGTTCAGTATTAAATACTGTCATCCCAGTTAAGGTATTAGATTGCACAGGATTCACACTCCTCTTCTGATTCTAGGTCTGCTAATAAACACTCTACTTTACTAGGTGTCTCTGGTACATTATCATGCCAACCAACTGTATGTGTTGGTTCTTCTATCTCATCACTCTTCATATCATTAGTATTCTGATAGTATGATGTCTTCCATCCATACTTGTAAGTAGTTAGTAGGTCTTGTGCCATAACACTTACAGGTACATCATTGTCTGGATAGTCAGCAGGATTGTAACTCCAGTTACCAGAAATTGCTTGGTCAAAGAACTTCTGCATAACTGCTACAACATTTATATATCCTGTGTTACCTTTCATCTCCCACAAGAGAGTGTAGTTGTTCTTCAGAGACCCATAAGATGGAACAATCTGCTTAAGAGGTCCTTTCTTTGACTTCTTAATGGACAAGTAATCTCTTGGTGGTTCGATTCCATTGGTGGCATTTGACACAACGGAACTGCTTTCTGATGGCATCTGTGCTGACAATGTTGAGTGTCGTAAACCGAACTCCTTGATGTCATTCCGTAAAGTATCCCAATCATAGTTGAGGTTGTTTGGTATGATGTCGTCTACATCTTTTTTGTATGTATCTATTGGTAGAATTCCATCAGCATACTTTGTTCTTGAGAAGTTACCACATGCTCCTTTTTCTTTTGCTATCTGATTAGATGCTTTGAGTAGGTAGTATTGGAATGCTTCAGTTAAATCATGTACTAACTGCCATGCTTCCTGATCCTCATATGCAACCCCTTGTCTTGCCAAATAATGTGCCAACCCTATGAAACCTATACCAAGTGATCTTCTCGTCTTTGTAGCGGATTCTGCTGCTGCCACAGGATACTTTTGATAGTCAATTAATTCTTCTAGTCCTCTCACAGATAACTCACATAGTTCTTCTAGGTCATCAAGTTTACTTAACTTACCTACATTGATAGCAGATAGTATACACAATGCTATCTCACCCATTTCATCATCTATGTGATCAATTGGTTCAGTGGGTAGAGTAATCTCTTGACAAAGGTTACTCATACGTACTGGATCTTTAAATGAACTATGACTATTACAATGGTCAATGTTCATGATATAGATACGACCTGTCTCTGCTCTCTCTTTAAGAAGATTTAAAAAGAGTTCTTGGGCAGAGACATTCGTTCTCGGAATCTCTGTTTGCCCCTCGTATCGTTCGTAGAGTTCATCGAAGGATTCTGTACCAAAAGCATCGTATAAACCAGGAACATCGTGAGGACTGAATAAACTGATATCTTCATCGTCAATGAATCGTTGATAAAATATTGAACTTAACTGGATACTGTAGTCGAGTTTCCTGACTCTGTTGTCTTCTGTTCCTTTGTTGTTTTTGAGCACGAGGATGTCTTGGATTTCCTGATGCCAGATAGGAAAGTGGACAGTAGCTGATCCTCCTCGGATACCGTTTTGAGTACAGCACCGAACAGTTGCCTCGAACTTTTTAAGGAAGGGAACAACACCTGTGTGTTGAACTTCGCCACCCCTGATTTTACTGTTGATACCCCTGATCCTACCTGCGTTGATACCAATGCCTGCCCTTTGAGCGACATATTTGCCAATAGCCATATCACTGCTAAAGATACTATCGAGGGTGTCATCAATATCAACCAAAACACAACTTGCAAATTGACGAATGGGGGTTCTGACTCCCGCCATGATCGGTGTTGGGATGTTGATTTTGTGTCTGCTGATTGCGTCATAATACTTTTTAATGTATGTTATACGATTTTCTTGTGGATAGTTTTGAAAAATTGTAATTGCTATCATCATGTACATGAACTGAGGAGTTTCATATATCTCCCCTGTGCTTCTATCCTGTACAAGATACTTATCAGTTACCTGACGAAGACCTGCATAGGTGAATAGAAAATCACGTTCATGATCTAGATACTCTCCTAGACCATCAATTTCTTCTTGAGTATACTTATGTAGTACCTCGCTATCATATACTTCCTGTTCCACACATGTATTAATATGTGCAAACAAGGTAGGATGATCAAACTGAACACCATACAACTGTTTCCTTAATGAAAATAGTAGTAGACGTGCAGCAACATACTGATAGTTGGGTGCATCTAAATCTATTAGATCTGATGCAGACCTAATAAGTATCTCTTGTATTTCTTTGGTACTGATACCGTCATAGAATTGAAGACCACTATTGATTTCAACCTGACTAGATGATACACCAGCAAGTCCGTCACATGCTAGTTCTACCATCTTATGAATCTTCTCTAGATTCAATGGTTCTATTGAACCGTTTCTTTTATTAACTTTAGTACCGTTGCTCATGCTTTGTTCCAGTCCTTTAATTTAAGAGTTGCTTCTAGTTTGTGATAGGTATTTGATTCTAGCAGATTTTTAATATTATGTCCACTCAGAACCATGTCATTTATGTCCTTTTGCTGAACATGTTTTGGCCAAATGATTACTTGATCTCCTCTGTCAATGGTTTTGGAGATTCTGTTGACGATTTCTCTGTTACGAGGTTCGTTATCATAAACCCAAATATAATCGCTCCAACCAAACGTCCGAGGATCAAGGTCGCTCCCACACATCGCCACGGAATTCTCCAAGAAGAGGGAGTCAAACGGTCCCTCCACGATGTAGATAGGTTGTGTTTCATCAATTTTATCTAATCCATAAATTTTAGGTTTGTCCTCATCAAGCATCACAGTAATGTATCGTAATGCTGATGACTCTATTGCTCTGCCTTGAAAACCAAAGACACCATCTTTATCTTTTAAAGGAATAATAATTCTTGCGTCATCGTATCTAGTGTCAGTAAAAGTTTTCTTTTGCTGATTTGTCCACTGCTTAAACTTCGGGCAGAAGTATAGTTCGCTCAAAGTGTTGCTTGGTAATTGGCGGTCAGCAAGCATCCTTCGAGCAGGATGTGTAATATTTAGATCAGATATTTTCTCTAGATTTGAGAATATATCTTTATTAAAAGACGGTTTCTCAAACTTCAAGTCAGGCAAAGGGATCTTAGTTCCTTTACCTGTGTTACCCTCTCTGTAAGCTTCCATTACATACTCACCATAGAGATCAGGATCCTGATCCTTTAGAAAATTAGACAGCGTTCTACCTACCCCACAGTTGTGACATTTGTATATGAATGATCCTTTGTGGCGATAAAAATAACCCCTAGCACGGTTACGATTCTTTTGAGAATCGCCACAGTAGGGGCATCTAAAGTTAAATAAGTTTTCGTTCTTCCTTGAGAACTTGTCTAATCTACTTGATACTAGTGAAATGTATTTGGTATCAACATAAATCACTGACTACATGTTATAAGTTCTCTCGATTATAGCAGTACTTGTAGCGTTTGTCAATGCTGGTCTGATGATTCTTTGTCCGACTGGAGACACGAGGAAAGAAATAATAGAAAGAGCACCAAATATGCTCCACATTTTCTTTTCCATGACTCTAAGACGGTTATCAACCATACGTATATCCCTTTCACATCCTTTTTTGATTTCATCTGTCTTACGTGTTACTTCTCTGTGTACACTATCAACTTTCTCAAATAATACAGCATCAATACGGTCTTGCTTGTCTAGTTTTTCATTATGCACAGCAAGAAGTTGTCCCATCTTTACAGAATTATCCTGTAAGGACTGAACAACCTTCTCTAATCTTTCTAATATTGCTGCATTGACACCAGACGATTCCATGTTACGTCTCTTTTATAAATTTCTGTAATGTATCGACACCATGGTCTTCAATAAGAACATACAAGAATTGCTTTTGATTATCTTCACTCAGTTGCATCCATGTAAATAACATTGCTTCTTGATCTTCTTGCTTTAATTCTGCAAATCTTTTATTGACTTCAGTAAATGCTGACTGCCAATCAAAACTTTCTTTCTTGTCACTCTTATTAATATCTTTAGAGATCTTCTTCTGACGATCACCTGCTTTCTTCTGATAGTCCTTTGCTTTTGCTTTGGATAACTGTTGAATCTCTTGCTTACGGTTAGCAGCACGCTTCTCACGCTCTTGCTTCTTGTTCATCTTACGTTTCTGTTGAATGAAACGCATAGTAGCACTCACCTCATTGCTACCAGATTTTTCATCTGATGAATATTCTTTGATAGTAGTTTGGTTTTCCATAGTTTGTTCTTTGATTCTAGAGTTTCTCATCCTCTGAAATATATCTATACCCATTTTATTCTTCCTCTTCTTTCTACGAACAGGAGGTTCATCTGGGGGTAAGCCAGCGTTTGCACCGTTACTTGCATTGTTAGTAGGTACTTCTTCAATCACAACGTGACCGTTCTTTTTGAGAGTGAGAACCTTCATAACTTGTTCAGTTCGGTTAAACAGTATTGATCTACCATGACGGTATCATTATATATCTCTGGGTACCTGCTCATGTATAACATGAATGCCTTTAGTATAGACCAGTACTCCTCAGATATTTTGTAGAATAACAATGGTGTAGCAGCTTCACCAAAAACATTGTATATGATGATTAAGTGATTCAATATCAAGTGGAGTTTTAGTACCCCACTGTTTAGATACGTCTTCAGCAATCTCTTGAGATATTTAAATCGTTTGAGATCATCATAGAAATCCTCTTTTGTTACTGCTTGAGGATTGTTGTAATGTTTTATAGCAAAGAATAGATAATTGTCTTCATTCAATTCATCAAAATTCATTTATTAAGCGACACTTATGGTTAAGTCAGATCCAGAACCACCTGCACCTCTTACATCGCCAGAAGCAATAGTAAGGTCAGCGTCAACGGTTTGTCCAGAATCTTTAATAGTAGCAGAACCTGCTGTACCTATTGTCTGTGCACCGATACTTATTACCTGTGTTGCAGATGGTACAGTAAAGTCAAACTCTAAACGGTTTAGACCTGAACCACGTGCATAGGTTGCAGTAGCGTTAGATCCACCAGCACCTGTAACAACAATAGTAGGACTGTTTGCTACAGTCACAAGTTCGTTGAATACTACAACAACAGTACCAGTTGCACCTTGTGCAAGAGATTCTTGCTCAAAGAATACTCCAGTAATAGTTGCAGCACCGAGACCTTCAGTAGTTGATGCAGCACCTGCTAAACCACCAATAGAAACTAGGACTTCATCCCAGTAACGTGCAGTGTTTTTGTCGCTACCTTTGTAGTGACGTAGAACCCATCCTTCCTCAGTTGCAAAGCAATCCTCAGCAAGACCGTTCTTATTTACGTTGTCGAGATACTTTGGTTTCGACTCGTCTGATGTAGTTTTTCCCCAGAGAGGCATTGATTTACTCCGTAATTATACAATAATTTTAATCTAAGTATATTTATAAAAATAGGAGGGTTCCCCCTCCTGTTGCTAGTGACTAGCGTGTCTCTAGTGCTTTCTTTACTGTTTCAAGAAGCTTATCATCTGCGGTAGTTTTGGTCAGTTTAACTGCCTTCTCCAGAACTATGATGCAAAGGTCGATGAGTTTCTCACCTAACTCTCCGTCATCTGGAATCTTATTTACTGCATCTGCAACAATCTTCTTAGCGAATGGTAGTAGAAATGATAACATGATCTAAAAATATAATTCAGTTTTATTTATAACCCATTTTCTTCTTTTTCTTTCCGTACCCTTCATACATCTTTTCCACTCGCTCTTTGTAACGTGCTCTAAGTTCTTCTAGGTGTGCTCTTAGTTGCTCGTTAACTCCGTCAGCGTACTTCATTGTCTTCTCACCTTTCTTTTTCTTCTGGTACACGTTACCTGTATCACACTTCTCCTCTTCCATAACCTCATCTTCCTTAACACAGTTAGGAACTGACTTACCACCTTTCATCTTAGTACCTTTTGCTTTGTATCCTTTCCAACAAGAAGGTTTGTCTGGATCTCTACCAATGTTCTTACGTGCTTGCTTAAGTGAACCTTCCTCTACAGATGCTGGTGTAGTATCTGTTATCTCTTCGTTGTTCTCATCATAAACTTTCTCAGGATGCTCAATAACAGTACCATTGATATCCTTTTCATGATGCTCTTTCTTCATGCCTTTCTTCTTTGCCATGGCTTTCTTGATGGCTTTGTCTCTAGATCCAAAGTACTCGTCTTTACCTGACTCTACCTTACCATCTCCATCATGGTCTTTAGATGCCATTTTTTCACTAACAAGTTCTTCTTTAACTGCCTTGTTAGCACCTTTAAGTTTCTTGTTTTTATCGAACACCTGATCCATAGGGTCAGTATTGTCCATAATTTGTGGACTTACTTCCACAAACTTGCTTGTTTTTTCTGAGAGTTCAGTTCTCCAATTTGAATACATTGTTTCTTCGGTACTCCTATGCTTATTATTTAGCATTTCTTCAATGCCTTTGTCTTTGTCAGTTTTTGGTATGTAGTTACCCTCTTTCCACATGTCATAGTCAGATCCACGTGCCATATCCTGTGTGAATTTTCTGAATCTATCAGTACCCACAAGACGATGCTTGGCAGATCTACCTTG